CCCATATAGGCATTGCCTATATGGGGATATCTTTTGTTTCATAATGTATCTTGAAGAAGTAATGAATGAAACTCTCTTAAGATTCTTTCATTGAATGAAATATCAATTGCATTCTTATATTGCTCAGGTACATAGTTTAGATTGAATTGACTACAACTAGTTCTAAACTCATACTGAGAGAATATATTGAATGGCCTATAATATCCTATATCCAATTTACGTTCAATATAATCATTATACAACCCATGGAGCTGTTTAATAGCATTACGCTTATCTCTCTTATAGATATTGATTATATTATCAAAAGACTTCAATAGATATGGGATGTGTAAATCCACAACCCTATTAGGCATACCCTTAACTTCGAAATATGTCATAAGCATATCTCTAGTGAAGAAGATACTCATATTATTTAACTCTAAGTAATCATAGTATATAGACTTTGCCTTGAAAGTTATGCCATCAAGTTCTGGGTATAATATACTAGGATTTATGATAAATAACGCATCATTACGTATCTCCAGTAGGGATACTAAGGGAACTTCATTTTTCTCGAGAAAGGCTAACTTAGCCTTCTTAATCCCCTCAGCTAAGGTAGAACTGAGATGGTTGTCTCGTATGAAATTCCCCATAAAGTATTGTCTATTGTATCTATCCATATGATAAACCATATCATATGTCTTATCATCAATCTTTCCATACTTGTATAGTATATTAAGATTGGCTTTCTCAATATCGTACTCCACGATATTACTATCGATTACCATTCTTATATCTGATACATAGTCTCGTCTGGCTAATACCTCATCATACAAGCTCATTAGTAAACATACTCCTTACTTGTACACCATATGTAGATGGCATACCTCTTAGAGGTTTATGCTCTGCTATTTGTTGTAATATTTGAGCGTATAGACCAGACGATTGATTGATGCTAGAAAAGTCTAAATTTTCTGCTGACTCAAAATAGTCATATTCCTGTAACAGTTTTTGATCTGTTACATCTCGGATATAGATTGGTTCAATACCCCATTCTTCTTTAAAGAAGTCTCCTATTACTTCAGCAATATTGTATAACCAATCGTTATACATATCGACTACTATGATAGCTGTGTTATTATTGATGACACATGTAGCAATTTCAAATAACTCTTTAAAAGCCTTTTGAGATTGATTCATTACACTATCACCAAACATGAAATCATAGTCCTTTGTAGCTGGATCATAATTACGTAATGCATATATAATCTCAGCTACACCTTCAAGAGACTCTAGTCTAGTTATATGGATATCTTCTTTTAGCTTAAAGAGATCTTCATATAATCTAGAAGTGATTGTGTCTGTAAAGATTAGTTTCATAATCTTAACTCCTTACAAACATAGATGGTCTTGTACCACGTAAAGATGCTTCATATGTGTCTTTAGCAATACGATTAGCATCTTCAAAAGATAGTCTATCACCATATCTAGCCATAAGCATAGGCTGTTGACTGTACAAGACATTTTGAATGAATGCTTGTGATGCTTGAGCTCTACTGAATAAAGCAATAAAGTTCTCATAGGAAATATTATTGCTTTGCTGTAACCAAATCAATGCATCAAAACCAGCACCCATATCAGGATAAATAGCATAAGCATCATCAGAGTAACCCAAGTTCATATTCTCAATCGGAACTTTACTTTGGAGTTTCTCTTGGAAGAATGCTAATAAGACTTCAGGGATTAGATTAAAACTATCCCATTCATCCTTAGGAAAATATAGTAGTATTTGTTTACCTGTAAGTAAACCTGTGGCTACAAGCAATGCACTGTTCAAAACGACAGTGTTATTAGATTGCAAGTAAGCCATATATTGGTCTCTAAATACTTGGTCTGCTACATTACCATTGTAACGTTCTTGTGCATCTAAGTATTCTGCTACCAGTTCAAATGGTGGAAGATAGGCTGGGATAGTTAATATCCCACCACCATCCATAGGTTCATCTGTAATTGCAATAACCCTTGAGGGACGTCCACTAGCTAATAAGTTATCTACCATAATAGTAGAATTTGTTATAACAAACGGACTCGGAGCTTGTGGTGCATAATTCATTGAAACCTCCTGACTAGAAGTTTGCATCAAACTTCTTATTACTATATTTTACTTTTTTGTGTTTACCAGCTTTATTGCTAACTACACGAGACTCTTGAGCTTCTGCTTCACGTTCAATACGTACATCCTCAATGTCTTTGATTAGACGTTCAATATCTTCTTTGATTGTGTCATATAGTTTCAAAGAGTTTACACGTACAGTATACATTACTGGACCATCTAATTCTTTGAATCCATCTTTTTCAAGATCAATACATAAGAAGTCTGGCAAGATTTCTGTAAGCAACATTGGTTTGTTTAGCTCACTCTTACCTTTGACTTCATTTAACTTTTTGACTAAGTCTTTAAGCTCATTATCATCATAAGTTTCAATTTCACTCATGAAATCGTTAATACGATCTTGTAATACTTGTTTGAAGTATTTGATGTCTGGCATATTCATTAGCATTTTAGCATTCATATCTTCTTCAGTCTCCTTGTTTTCAATCTCTTTAGACTCTACTTTAGTGTTTTCTTCCTGTTTAGTTTCTACAGGCTCAGTAAAGTCATAGATTTTACCATTTGTAGTATCAACTACGTTTACTGGTTTACCATCATGAGTAATCAATTTGATTGGTTTCTCAATAACTGGCTCTTCTTTCTTATATTCTGGTCGAATTACTTTTACACCATTAGCTGTAACAATGATGCGTACCTTAGCATCATTCTTTTTCTTTTCTTCTTCAGCTTTAAGTGCTTTACGTTCTTCTTCTTGTTTAAGAAGAGCTTTTAGATATTCGTCATTATGCTCTCTTACCTTTTCAGTCTCAGTTTTCATATCATCAATAGCTTGACGATAATCATTAAGAACTACTTCATGTGGAGCTACGAATTCTTCTTTACTTTCATTGATTTGGTTAGTAAAACCCTCTTCAGTACTGAATACAGTTTTACCACCAATTTTAATTACACATTTGATTCCCATGTCAATCCCCCTAGATGGAACATAAACAGATAATTTTTCTTTTCCTTTGTATTGCTTAGCTTTACCTATACCACCACACTTCTTACACATAATCTTATTATATCCAGGAGTGTAGCCTAGCTCTCCACCGCATACAGCAGTGCTATGCCAGTCTATAGGTTTACGACAATACGCAGTATCTTTATCTAGAATATACATATCAGCATAGTCTAGTAATACTGGACCAAAGCCTTTACGAACTCCCCAGTTCTTAAAGGCCTCAGTACCGAAATCGTCGATTATAAATCTTTTAGTTATTGCACGCATAATATCAAAGATATCTTCACGTACAGACCATAGTTGGTATAAATTCTCTATAGGAACTACACGTTCGAAAGTACCTATAACACCATCATCCGTGGTATCAAAGCACTTACATACGAATGGTTTAAGATATTTCTGGTTAACAATCTCATTCGGATTATTAGTTCGCCCAGCAATATCTAAACCAATCTTAACTACGAAAGAATCATCAAACTGTGGTTGGAATACTACACGGTTAGTACCAGCATGAGCTAGTATATAACCGAGTGGGTTTAGTATTCCTGCTAAGATTCTAAACTTATCTTTAAAGAATTTGATCTTAGGATTAGTCACTACTAACTTAATAGATTTGATTGTCTCTGCATCGAATAAGTCCTCAACCATAGGCCCTTGTAGATCATCGAAAGCTCTCTCTAATGGTACTGTATAGGCTAATGACCTATACATAGCATTTAGATGAATTTTTCTTACGTCTACATTACTATTTGTCAGATTGAGTCTTACATCATCAGCTAATGTGCTTGCTACTATCATATGTGCCTCCTAATTCTGGAGATAGATATGCTTTGATTGCATCGTTAGCTTGCATATTTAATTCGACTTGATGCTTAGCAATAGATTCCATAGATTTACCATTGTAAGTATCAAATTCAGGATCTTTTAGACAAGACCCTTTAGGTAAGTTTTGACCGACAGCTAGGAATTGTTCTAGAATAGAGTTCTCAAAGTTAACTCTATCTTTATTATAATCATATCCAGCTAGCTTGCCGGTCTCTTCTAAGTAGATATAATTATTCATCATATCTTTGAATTGCTCATCATCTTCATATTCCTCAAGTAAGTCGGATACTTGACCGATACGAGTCTTGTGTTTATAACTGCTTAATGCTTCTTGGAATGGGGCACGTTTATAATACCCAGCATCTTCAGATAAGTCAGTTGGTCTACGGTGAGCTTTTTCTAGCATTTCTGCTCTAGCTATACATGCTTCGAAGTTCTTATTGTCGACTTCTTTATCACCTGTAGCTTTATAGTTACTGAATGCTGTAGCCCATGGATAGAAGTTCGTAGGAATCATAATAGGTTGACCATTTCTTCCTTGGAATGCAGACCATTCAGGTGCTGGACGTACAGGAATAACCGCATCACGGAAACGTTGGTTCTTCATACGCCAGTTATAAAGTCGTAATTCTTTTTCATCGAAATCAATACGACGTTTTTGTGTTAACATATCCCAATCAGGATATTCCCAATCTTCCATTTTACGAAGCTTTCTTGAAGATTCTGTTTGGAGTCTTGGGTCATAGATGTATTGATGAATCAAACCATATGGATCTTCTTCATCATATACTTTAGAAGCTTCTTCGTTATTAACTTGGTTTGTTACCATATAGGATGCTACCCACATACTTTTCCACCAAGCCATTTTATCTTCATGGAACTTACGAGCGTTCTCATGTTTAGATTCGTACTCTTCTTTAGCAAATCGTACAGATTCCTTGTTGAAGAGATATGCTTCTGCTGGAGTTAATACATTAGTATTAGGAATGAAATGTTTAAGCATATCATTTTGCTGTACTTGTGCTTTAACTTCATCCATTGGGAATGTCCATCCCAATCTATTACCTCGAGCTTGCCAAGATCTACGCAATGCACGACGTTCAAATTCTTCACGACGTTGGTTGTATTGTTCGATCAAGTAATTGGCATACAATAAGTTTTGCTCATCACACCAAGCAGGATCTTCTGGTCTTGGTGTTGGTAGCTCTGCTTGCATCTTAGCAATACCACGGTCACAAGATCCGATACTATCCATTAATAGATTATAAGTATCTTGGTCATATCTTGCACTGTTTACTTGCTTAACGTAGATACCTCGCTTATCTACTAATAACTGTAACTTATCAAACAAGGCTTGCTTGTTTTGCTCCCAGTTATAACGTTTAAGCCATTCGTTATATCTTGCTTTATAATCATTGATTTCTTTAGCCTTAGAGTCACGTTGCTCTGGAGTAAGATTAGGATTATTAAGCATATCAGCAATAGCTTTATCATTAGGTGGAGCTTCCATATATCCTACATCATATACAGGAACATAGAATTTATCCACTAAGATATTAAGACAGCTGGAGTCTTTAGGTGTAACCATAACTTGCCAGTTAGGGTTTACAGGATAACCTGCTAATGGATGACCACCAACTGTAGTCATCATCTCCCAGTTACGACGTTGGTCTTCATATGCCAACATTTGTGCATCTATCATCTGTCCTTGGTATTGCATACCTAGTTGCTGTTGAGCAGCAGATGTGGTATTAGATGTAATATTAGGTAAGCCAGCACCATGGAAATATGTACGGTGTGGGCTACTAATGATACGTTGTCCTTTAGGGAGTTGTGGGAATACACCCTCAGTAGGGTCTTGACCACGAGATAATAATAAGTCTTCGTATAGTTCTAATACGAATTCTTGTTCCAAATCAGCACGATCTGGATAAGCATTCAGAAATGATAATACATCGTCATATGTATTTTCTGGTTTCCATGGTACGTTATGAGGAACACCACAAACCATATCATTAAGACGATTGATATACATATTTCTGATATGGATATCATTTTCAATTTCTTCTGGACGGTTAGCAAAGCCTAACCATTTCTTAGCATCATATACATCAGGGAGCATATCTGCTAAGTGTAGACTGTCATCTTTAGGTGTAGATTGTAATTCACTATACACCTTATCAGTCATTTCTTGCGCTACTTGTTCAAGTATAGCATCAAAGTCAACTTCACCAGCAGTAATTAGAGTCTGAATATCCTTGTATCCTTTCTCATGTGCTATCTGTTGAAGTCTATTAAGAACTATTGGTGTAGCAGCAATAGCTTCAGCTTTAGCTGCTTCTTGCCAAGTCATTTGTGTTGGAGTCTTTAAAGACTCTTCAGTTACACCACGGTTTGCAGCAATTTCAGCTAATGTACGTTTTTGTTTTTTACTGTAATTGCCTAGTGGTCTATGCCAACCACTTGCATCTGGTTGCATTCTACTAGCAGTTGGTGGGATAAATGTATTCATACCACTCATCGGTGGTTGATTATTAAAATAATCCAATGGAACCGCTGTTTCAAAATCAAATTTAGGTGCATTACCCATAGCCATATTTTGAGACATTGCTGCTTGTGGCTGAGGCTGTGGGTATTGCATTTGCATTTGTTGAGCCATCATAGCATCATGCTGTGCTTGGGCTTCATAGATTTTATATAGTGGTACAGCATCTTGGAAGTCAAAATGCACATTAGGGTCAACGCCCATATCTTGCATTTGCTTATCTGCTATACTTTGATCCACTAGTTGTGCCATATCACCCCAAGACATTCTTCCTTGTTGTTGAGGGGCTTGATGTTGTGGCATTGGTTGTTGATACTGCATTTGAGGTTGAGTCATTTGCATTTGTTGTACTGGCTGTTGCCATTGTGGTTGTTGCACTTGTTGTTGCATACCATACCATACACCTGCCGGAACTGTTTGAACTTGTTGCATTACAGGCTGTGGTTGTTGCCATTGTTGCTGTGGCATTGGTTGCTGTACGGGTTGTTGATATTGCATTTGTTTATCTGCTATATCTTGGTTTACCATTTGCGCCATATCAGCCCAAGACATTCTTCCTTGAGATTGAGGTGCTTGTTGTTGTGGCATAGGTTGTGGTTGAACCTGTTGTTGATATTGCATTTGTGGTTGTTGTACAGGTTGGTGATGAACATGCGCACATCCACAGTTTTGATTATGTTGGTGCTGTACTTGGTGACCACCATTCATCATCTCTCCTAGAGATGGTACATGTTGACCTTGAGCTTGCATTTGAAGCATTTGATTGGTCAACTGATTGAAAGCTTCTGCATTCTCGTTAATGAATGCTAGCTCTTCAGGTGTAAAATTGCTTGGGTTAGCAATATTAGGTTGTACCTGTTGCTGTGGTTGTTCCACAGGTTTAGGTGGTTCGATAACCACCTCTTCTTCTTTTGCCTCACCTGCCAATGAGATGAACATCGATTTCGTTTTATATACTTCCCCTTTGAGTGCAGCTAACTCTTTCTTAAGATCTTCAATCTTGTCTGCATTGTCAAAGATTGTTTGTATATACTTCTCTCCATGTTTCATTAGCTCTCTATTCTTCGCTTTGAGAGCTTCAATCTTATTGGTGATTACTTCACATTGGAAGCTTGTTGTTGTATCTACATTTGGTGTAGGTACTTGTTGTTGAACAGGCATAGGTTGCACCTGTTGTTGTCTGTTGCGTGTCCGCAACGCATCGAAATACATTTTTCTTTCTCCTTTTGTTTCTTTAAACACATGAGGGTTCCCCTCTACTTTTGAAATGGATATGAACTGTTCACCCATGCTAGGTGAGGCTTCATACTCTTCTCTTGTGATAGTTTGTACTCCCATCTGTCCATGGGGAATATAATAACTATCAATACTGAACTTATCCATAGACTTTCTCCTTTCTTAATGGAAATATAAACATCAGCCAAAAGAATAGCTGTTCAATATCATAGCTATAATATACATCTATAAATTAAGTTCATTTATCATTTCTGAGGGGGTTATTAAGCACACTGAGCCATAAGTGCCCAGTGTGCTATTAAATGTATTAGTCTTCGGAATTATCTAAATCTTCTGCGTTAATTGTTTCACTTTCTGGCTCCTCATAGGACCATCTACAATGTACATGATTTTCTTCAGTAGGCTCTTCTACTGGATCATTGTTAGTCTGGATAGGTTCTTCTTCTGGTGGATTAACTATATCCATAAGAGCTTTCTTGAATAAATCAACTAGCTCTTTACTGTCTAGCTGATATCTATTATTAAAGAACATGTCTCCGAATAATACGATTCCATTGTATCCATATCTAACTCTAGCCATAACACCTTGTACTAGGTCTTCATGGGTTTGAGTTTTATCAGTACTAGCCATTAAATCAGCCATAGTTTTCTTAATAAAGTTTGGATTGGTTAATTCCATAGGGTTAGCATTTTCTGCATATGGTTCCATTACGATATTGGTTACATTAGCAGCATCAAGAATCAATACTCTAAATCTACCATTTACATATACGTACGCTACTAGCTTATCATTAGTCACTTCAAAGTATGGTGAAGTGATTTCAACTACTTCATCAAATACAGTATTGATTGATAGTTTTAATAACGTGGAGAATTGCTTATTAACTTCTTCGATAGTAAGATCAGTTACAAATAAGTATTGTAATTGATTAGCTATAACTAAATTAGTCTTACCATCTTCAGTATGATAAGCAAGAAACTCTGTCTTACCTTTTTTGTAATCTTCAATAGCTTCTTCAGTAGTAGAACCCTTACCACTGTAGTCGTTCATTAGAATAAATTCGATGTTTAATTCTTTCATCTCTCATTACCTCCTATAAGAAAAGATTGTTTCTTATATGTGATATCTGAAGTAAAAAGTTACCCATA